ATAACTAACTGGAAGCGGAAACATAAAGAATTTAAGAGAGCCTGTAATAGTGGTAAGGAAATTGTCAAGAAAAAGCTAGTGGCGGCTGGTATCAAACAGGCTCTTGGATATAACTATGAATCTAGTAAGACTGAATACTCAGTAGATAGGAATGGCAACCCCAAAGAGAAGAAGGTTGTATTTGACCAACATCAGGCCGGAAATCATAATGTTCTCACGTTTCTGCTATTAAATCTTTCAAGGCAGGATGGTACTGGCGATTGGCAGGTTCCAAAGACCATATCGCAGGTTGAGAATAAGAATGTAACTTTAAGGATAGACGGCAAGTTAGCTAGTGATGCGATTGATAGGTTGGCTGGGAAGCTACTCGGAGATAAACCAGTAAAGAAAATAGAAAGTAAAGAAATTGATAATTGATACGCCAGAATCTTTTTTTGATATTATACCTAAGAATATTCAAGAGAACCTTGAATTTCGTAAAAAGATGGCAGAACTCACTGCTGGTGATAAATCTCTCCAAAAGACTATTCTTGAAATGGTTTCATTGAAACCACAGATTGCTTTTAATTTATTGCTGTGGACGTACAATCCACGAAATAAGACTGGCTTTAGACATCTACCCTTCATATTAAGACCTCATCAAGACTTAGCGGTTGATAGGCTTAAGGATGCAATAGATAATCAACACGATGAGTTATGGGAGAAATCTCGTGACGAAGGAGCTACAGAGTTAATATCTAAGTACTTTGCATTAGAGTTTATTCTACATGAAAGCGGCTCGTACTTGGTTGGTTCAAGAAAAGAAGATTACGTAGATGGTTCTACAGCTATTGATTTACTTAATGAGAGAGTAACTGGTTCGGCGCGAAGTATATTTCATAAGATACTATATGGAATAGTTCATATGCCAGCATGGATGCGACCAAATATAATTAAGACTCATATGCATATTGAGAACCTAGATAATGGAACGGTAATAGATGGCGAAGCTACTAACGAAAATTTCGGGGCTGGTGATAGACGGACAGCTATTCTTCTCGATGAATTCGGTAGAGTTGACCATAGAATTGCCCAAAATATCAGGGATTCCGTGGCCGATGTATCTGACTGTGTATTATACAATTCTACCCATTTTTATGGCAGAAGTCACCCTTTTGCTAAATTAAGATTCTCTGGCAAGGTAAAGGTGTTTTGCCTACCTTGGTATAAAAATCCAGAGAAGATAAAGGGTTTATATAAATCTCCAGCACTAAACTATATAAAAATATTTGACGTAGATTATTATAAGAATAAATATCCAAATCTATTTGATAAGGTTGAGCAAGAAAAATCATTTAAGTTGTCTGGATTTGAGGTTGATTTAATTTCTACAGGCGAATCGCCCGACATATCCCTCATTGCTGATGGCGCTGATAAATGGCGTAGTGAATGGTATGATAGAGAAACCCTTAGGCGCGACCCTCGTGATGTATCGACTAATATCGATATGAATCCACTTGGTAGTTCCGATATGGTTTTTGACCCCCTAGTACTACAAAGGATAAGAGTTGAAAGGCTAAGAATACCATCAAGTATTGGCGAAATATACTATAAACTAGATAAAAATAAAGTACTTAGAAGTATAGAATTTCGTAGAAATTGGGGTGGAAATAGATTAAAACTATGGGCTAAACTTGATAATAACAGATTAGACCAGACCCATAATTATATAGTTGCTTGTGATATATCACTTGGTGTTGGCGCATCAAACTCGGTAGCATCAATAATCGATGTTAATACATCAGAGAAGATTGGCACATTTGTTACGCCAGACTTATCCCCAGAAGATTTCGCTACATATGTCGTGGCATTGTGTAATTGGGTTGGCGGAGCAACTAGGCGGCCATTCCTTATATGGGAAGCAAATGGGGTTGGACAGTTATTCAATAAGCGCCGAAGAGAATTAGGGTACATGTTTGTATATACTGATATTGACGAAAGGCGCAAATCTGTTAAGCGTAAGAGCTATCATGGGTGGACTTCTGGTAGATCACAAAAATTTGACTTACTGGTAGAATTAAGGGCTGCTTTAGCCGAGGGCTTAAGAGATATGCCACAATACAAACATCTTATTATTTATGACGAAGATAGTATAAATGAATATGATGATTATATATTTTATGAGAATAAAGATATTGGCCTATCAACGTGCCAGGACGAATCCAGTGGGGCTAAGAGCGCCCATGGAGATAGAGTTATTCCTGATGGATTAGCTATTAAAGCTATGACTGTGTTCCATAAGGCAGCAAGTAGAGAGCTGGCCAAGGTAACAGAGGGAAGTTTGGCGTATAGACGTTATATATATCGAAAACAATTAGAGACACAAAAGAAAAGTGAGCCTTGGTAAAAATGGCAGATTTCAAAAAGTATACAAAACCATACCCTAAGAGATTGCAAGAGGCCATAAGAATATGGTGGAGATATTCTGAACCAATTAGAGATATTCGCTATAAGATGTTGAAGTTGTATGCGAATAACTTTTATGGTGGAAATACTAATAGGGGCGGAAGAAGGCAAATGCCGATCAACTTGATTGATAGGGGTGTGCAGATTATAGCCCCATTCTTAGTCTCTAATAACCCAAGGATTAAAATATCTCCTAGAAATGGAATAAGTAGTCCATATGTTAAGCCATTTTCTAATACACTAGAACTTGCATTGACTCACTTGTTTGAGGAAATTAAACTTTCAGAATACACATTAAGACCATCAGTTATTGATTCCCTATTTTGTATGGGCATTACTAAGACTGGTGTAATGCATTCTCATAACGTAGAGATTGGTGGCTATTTACATGATGTAGGCCAACCATATTGTGACAGGATTGACTTTAATGATTATATAGCAGATTCGGCTGCTCGCAATAGACAGGAAATGAAATTTGAGGGACATAAATATAGATTGCCATTGTGGTATGTAAAAGAGTCTGGGTTATTCAAACACACTGATTACCTAAAGACTGATATAGAAATGTATGGCTCAGATACTTCTCCGGCAAAAATAGCAAAACCAGATATACATAATTACTCTCCAAGAGAATTACATCCAACCGTAGAACTTATCGACCTGTGGCTGCCGGATGAGAATGTTACTATAACATTACCGCCAGAGGGAATGGGCGACAGGATAATGAGAACAGTAGAATACGAAGGCCCAGAGGGAGGCCCATTTGATGTTCTTGGTTATCGTTATTTTCCTGATTCCGTTATTCCTATACCTCCAGTATACACGTGGCTCGATTTGAATAAGATGATAAATATTATAACAAACAAAATGGAGGATATGTGCGAAAGAGAAAAGACTGTTGGTTTGTATCCATTAGAAAGTGCCGAGGACGCAGACATGATTAGGAAGCTTGGTCACGGAGAATTGGGCGGAGTGACCGACCCTAACGCTATTAACGAAATAACATTTGGTGGGTTTAATCCTCAGTCATTCCCATTCTTGCAGTTCCTATTGCAACAGTATTCATCCACTGGCCCGAACTTAGATGTGTCAGGTGGAAAGAAATTGGGCGCGCCTACATTAGGCCAAGAACAGATGATGCAATCAAATGCCCTACGAGAAATTGATGATATGTCTGGTCAGGTATATAATTTTACCGCATCTATTGGTAGGAAATTGGCATGGTATTTATGGTCTGACCCGCTAATAATTATACCAGTTATTAAGAGAGTGGCTGGAATTGAATTAAATGTTGAATATAGTGAGGCCGCAAAAGAAGGCGACTTCTTTGATTACGCATTTAATATTGAACCATTTAGTATGGCTCGAATGAATCCAGAAATGAGATATCAGCGAGTACTACAATTAGTATCTCAAATAGTATTACCGCTAGCGCCATTGGCTGCACAACAGGGAGCGACCCTTGACGTTACTGCACTACTCAAGGAATTAGCACCATACCTGGGCGTTACTAATATTGATGAGTGGTGGAAAACTATGGTTCCATCAGAGCAGAATACTGGGCCGTACCAACCAGTTCAAGGGGAGGTAACTGGTGGCAAGGAAAGAACTAATACTAAACCAAAATCCGGCCAAGGAAGAGATCAGTTTGGAAGTTCAGAATCATCTAGGTTAAGTAATAAATCACAACAGAATGCAAGGAGTGGCAGTTAATATGAGAAAACTAATAGGAAGTATATTATTGGCTACTATACTATTTGGTACTTGTGTATTTTTTGCTTGTGCATTAACTAGTATTACTGATAAGGAAATAGTTAGTACTTACGTAGCCCCAGTAGAAGAACTACCAGATATCATAGATAGGGTTATGCCAAGCGTGGTGCATATTTACCACGAAGATGGGCGATGGCAGGGCAGTGGCGTTGCTATAACATCTGATATTATTGTAACTGCACGACACGTTGTTGAAGGTGGAAATAATTTTACTATAACTCTATACGATGGCACAGAAATAGAGGCAACTAAAGCTATTTCAAGTGTTAAGTATGATATTGGTTTTATAAAACTTGAGAAACCAATATTGTATCCAGCCAGATTTGGAGATATAACTGAATGTAGATTAGGACAGGACGTATTTGCGATTGGTAGTCCATATGGAAAAGAAAACTTTAATCGTGTAACATTAGGTATAGTATCTGGGCTCAATCTTAATCTTGGAGAAAATTATGGGTGGAAAGTTGTTTTTAGCACGGACGCTTCGGGTCATCCTGGTAATTCTGGCTGTCCCGTGTTTACTCTTGATGGTGTCGTCAGAGGAATCCTTGTTGCAGGTAGATCGTCAACATTGGTATATTGCGTTCCTGTTGACGTATTTGCTACGGATGGTGCTACAATAAGAATGATGTTTGCGCAAACAGAATATTACCTTGAAGGTGAATATACTGAGGATGATTATTATCGAGACTTAGTACAGATAATTCCATAATATTTTATTAGGAAACAGAAAATGAAACCTAACCTACAAATATTCGCTGAGTATATTAAAAAGTATCCAAGTAAGAGAGTTTGCTTGAGAGTGCTTTATAAAGATTACAAGGTAGATAAAGACAATAGAGAATCATGGCGTAAGGCTTATGATTACATAAAGGGCAAATTAGATGCCAGAGCAGCTACACAGGCAATTGAAAGCGAAAGCGAAGAAGTTGAAGTTGAAGGGGAAACGTAAGAGGGCGTATATTTATGGCACGTTAAATAAATACAAAGAATCTCATGGAAAATAACAATGCGTATTAAAAAATTTACCAAATATACAAAACTTGAAGTTCTGTGGGAAGATATTATATCTGATTGTGAATGGCAAGATGAGGAAGATGTTAATAAATTAAAAGCTATTCCAGCTAAAACATTAGGATTTTACATTAAAACAATTAAGAGAAATTTAATACTTGGACACTCTGTATTAGAAACTGGGGAGTGCGATACCACAGTCATACCTTGGAGCGTTATAAAAGGTATTAATGAATTAGGGGGAAAAGATGTCGGCTAGTGCTAAATTTAGAGTATATGGAGAAATAAGTGGGCTTGGTAATGATAACATAGTAAGCTCTGCCGCCACTATATCAGACGTTCCCACTAAGGGTGGCGGGCCAATTACAATGCCAATAGCTACTACTCCAACATTAATAGATACTCTTGGTATTATTTCTGGAGAATTGATTGCATTGTATGTAAAAGCAATTAGTGGCGATATACATATAGACCCATATTCTACGGCAGTAGTAACTACCGTTGGTTGCTATCTACCAGAAGGTCAATCTAATTTATATACATTTGAGTCTACTATTTCAAATGTTCCATCAGCACAAGCGGTATCAGCAGTTAGTCTATTAGAATATATAGTTGTAGCGGTGACGTAATATGAATTTGTTTCGCTGTAAAAATAAACAATGTTGGTTTTCTAAGTTATATGATTACTTCAAATCACCTGATAGTTGCCCCAAATGTGGCAATAAGCAATATGATATAATTTATGATTACAAGGGCAAGCGTAGCCCAAATGAAGATAATCCAAGATGGAGCAGCGCGATGGGCTGCAACGTAGAAGAGATACCAATATTTCAAAAGTTATATCCAGATAGTGTTTATCACCCTGAGACTGGAGATTGTTTAGTTAAGAATAGACACCACAAGATACGGGAAATGCGTAGGCGTGGTTATAAAGAACTTTAATTGGAGATAGAATTATGGCAAATCTTGATGCAGAAATGCCGAAAGAATTAGAAAGTGAATTTAATAAGATAATGGGTATTAAGGATACCAAGAAATCACATAGAAAAGTTGACCCCGCTTATACTGATGATGTTAATACTGACCCATTCTTGTCAGATGTAGAAGAGGATACAGAAGATACTACAGAAGATGTGAAGCAGGATGGTGTTATAGAAAATGAAACAGATGATGAACTTGAGGAAAAATCAGAAGAAGAGACAGAAGAAGAACTAATAGAAGAATCTCAAGAAGAGGCTGAGGATGCGTCCGAGGAAGCCGAAGAGATTATCCCAGATAACTTAGTTATAGCTGGGCGCTCTGCTGGATTAGCAGACAAGAAGATTGTAGAATTGTTTGAGAATGAGCCAGAAGTCTTAGATGCATTGGCAAATTATAGAGAGCAAATGCTGTCGGCATCACAACCAAGAGACCGTGAGCAAGAGACAGTACAAAGCGATTCCATAGCCAAGCCAGAGAAGATAGGCCGAGTAACCATGGATGAAGAAGATTTAACTAACATGGATGAATCAACTAGACGTGTTTTTAAGACTATGCTTGAAGGTCAAAACGCCTTAGCTGATAAACTTGATTCTGCTAATGAAGAATTATTCAGTATCAATAGGGATAGGGTTGAGCGCGAAGCGAAGAGTAAAAGCGATTTTACTAGAAAAATAGATGGCTTCTTTGATAATACAAAGGATGCAATGCTTGGAAATTCCTCAGCAATGACAGGTTCTCAGGCACAGGCAAGAAAAGAAGTATATGCTATTGCTGCTGCGCTAACTAATGCAAATGGAAATGCAGTAGAGAATAATTTAGATAAGGCAGTAAAGGCTTATCACGGAATTTATGGCGACACTAATAAAGTGGCCGAGGATACACTTAGAAGAAAACTTAATGCTAATAAGACAAAGTTTTCACCAAGGCCAGGCGGACAAAAGAGAACCCGAAAATTCAAGAATGATGATGAAAGGGTTATGTCTGCAATGGAAGATGCCGCTAGGGATTTAGGTATTGATCTTGAGTAGAAGTACAATTTAAGGGGGTTATAATGAGTGGTGGTATTACAATTGAACAAGCCATCGATCTTGGTTACGCAACATTAAAGTCATTCAAAAAGGATGCAGTTGAAGTAGCCCTAAAACACCAGACGTACGAGGTTGTTAATAGATGGTTTGCTGACGATGCCAAGAATCTGGGTGGCGGAAAGAGCGTTACTTGGGATTTAACAGTAAAGGATACTGGCAATGGCCAGCACGTTAATATGTTTGAAACTGACACCCCAAACATTGCTAACGTAAACGTAGAAGGCGAAGTTAAGTGGGTGCATTATCAGAATAGCTTTTCTTATTCCGTAAAAGAATTAGCTATGAACCTTGGCGACAAGACTAGGATTTTCAATTTGTTTAAGAATCGTAGACAAAACTGCGCAAGAGAAACTGCGGATGATTTAGAGGAAGCCGCATGGAAAACTCCGGCCAGTGCAACGGACACTAAGATTCCTCATGGTATTCCTGCTTGGATTTGTCAAGCTGATACCAGTGCCGTAACTGGTGCATTTGAGGGTTATCTTCCTGATTATACAACTGCTCTTGATACTGAGTCTGCATATACGACTATCGGTGGATTGGCATGTAGTGCTACGGAAAATGCTAGATGGGCTAATTGGTATGCGAATCATAGTAATAATCTAGATGATTCACTGATGAAGATTTTGCGTAGAGCATTTCGTCAGACAAAATTCCAGACTCCTAGAGTTGCTGGACAGGCCATTGACCCTAAAAGTGATTTCAGTAACTTTAGACTGTATACTAATAATGCAGTTCTAGATGAGATCGAAGAGTTGGCAACTAAGTCAGATGATAGACTTGGTTACGATTTAGGTAAGTATGCAGGTTCTACAATCTTCAAGGGTATTCCGTTCGTATATGTTGATTCTCTTGATACGGAACTTACTTACGTATATGGTAAGAATCCTATTTTTGGAGTTAATCATATGCACTTTAGTCCTATCGTTCTTGCTAATGAGAACTTTAGATGGAATAAGCCTATGAATAAGGTAGGTCAGCATAATGTAATGACTGTGTATCTTGATCTTTCTTATGCCTATGTTTGTAAGAATAGGCG